TTGGGCAGAAGGTGCGTGGACGTTGGCTTATTCAATCTGAGATTGTTGCTATTGATATGGGTATTGTCAGGTTTGCAGAGTTGTTGCGTCAAGAGATTAGTACACGCTTTGGTAATCAAGATGTACACATATTTGGCGACCCTGCTGGCGATTTTCGCGCACAAACAGATGAAAGTACACCCTTCCAAATCCTGCGTGGAGCAGGGTTGAGGGCCATACCAGCACCATCAAACTCAGTTGATTTGCGTTTAGAATCTGTGTCTCAGGCGTTGAATAAAATGGTCGATGGTAGGTCAGGGTTTTTGATTGATAGACGGTGTCCATCACTCATCAAGGGGTTTGAGGGCGGATATCAATATAAGCGTATGGAAGTGTCTGGTGAGAGATATGCTGACAAACCAGATAAAAATATGTATTCTCACATCCATGATGCTCTTCAGTATCTGATGCTGGGGGCTGGTGAAGGCAGACAGTTGATGTCTGGGCAGTCACCATTAAGGGCGTTTAACGCCAAAAAAGAGTATGACGTATTTGCAAGAAAGCCTAAAGCGCGTCAGCGTCAGGGGCTATGGGCCAGAATGTAGGAGTAAGATATGTGTTTAGCTAGGCGCAGCCCTCCGCCACCGCCAGATCCTTCTATTGCAGCAGAACAAGCAGAGCAAAGAGAGCAGGCTACTGAAAGGGCGAAGTCTTCTAAGGCAGAACGCTTAGAAGAAGCATTGACTACTATTGCTGGTGGACGGCGTGGTGGTCGTGGTCGTAGATCGCTTATTACCGGCTCTAGTGGCGGTATGGGCTATTACAATGAGTATATGGACTGATGATTTATAACGCCCCCATGATGGTCGCTAATGGTGCTGATGAAATTTCAAAGCAGTACCTAAAGAAATATGAGAAAGCAAAACATCATCGGCAAAATTTTGTCGATCTGTTTGAGGAGTGTTATGAATATGCTCTACCCCAAAGAGAGTCTTTTTATTATGAAGCAGCGGGTCAACGCCGCGATGACAAGATATTTGATGAAACTGCGGTGGTTGGTGTTCAAGAGTTTGCTTCCCGTTTGCAACAAGGTCTTGTCCCTAATTTTGCAAGGTGGGCAGACTTTACGGCAGGAAGTGAAGTCCCTCAAGATAACCGTGACGAAGTTAATAACGAACTGGATGAAGTAACTGATTATGTTTTTGAGGTAATCCAGAACTCAAATTTTGGTCAAGAGGTACACGAATCATTTATGGATCTGGCAGTCGGCACGGGCGTACTGTCAGTGGCAGAAGGGGATGCGCTGAATCCTGTAGTGTTCTCAGCTATTCCATTGCCACATGTCGTTCTTGATAGCGGCCCAGATGATCGTATCGATCATGTTTATCGGGAACGCATGGTGCGTTACTCAGACATTCCACTGATGTATCGCAAGGCCAAACTGTCGAGTAAGTTGACTGATAAGATCACTCGCTCACCAGATGAAAAGACTCGTGTTCTTGAAGTTGTCTGCAAAGACTACAGCAAAAGAAATGAAGAATCCTATCTGTTTTATGCAATTGAGTGCGGCTTAGGCGAGACTATTGCAAGCGAGTCTTACTCAGGCGTTGGCTCCAATCCGTTTATATGTTTCCGCTGGTCTAAGTGCAGTGGCGAAATTTATGGGCGTGGCCCCCTTATCAATGCCCTTAGTGCAATCAAAACAACCAACCTCACAATTGAGTTGATTCTTGAGAACGCGCAGATGGCTATCTCTGGCATCTATCAGATGGATGATGATGGCGTTGTAAACCCAGATACCATCAATCTCGTTCCTGGAACTGTAATTCCAAAAGCCGCAGGATCTATGGGTTTACAGCCTATTCGTGCCGCTGGTTCATTTGACGTAGCCAATCTTGTATTGTCTGATATGAGGCTGAACATCAAGAGAGCTTTGTACAATGATATGCTTGGCAATCCTGACAGAACCCCAGCTTCTGCAACAGAAGTTGCAGAGCGTATGGCCGATTTGTCACGTCGTATTGGTTCTGCTTTTGGAAGGCTTCAAGCTGAGTTGGTACAACCTGTACTTCAACGTGTAGTTTACATTCTCAAGAAACAGGGCAGGATTGAACTGCCCACAATCAACGGAAGAGAAATCAAGGTACGGTCTGTTTCTCCTCTGGCACAAGCACAAGCAAACCAAGACATTACCTCAGTCGCAAGATTCTTAGAGTTGGTGCAGGGAAGATTTGGCCCAGAGATTACGAATATTCTTATTAATTCAGAAGAGACTGCCGTTTACCTTGCTAAGAAGTTTGGCGTTCCAGACAACCTGATTCGGGATGTTAATGAACGTCAACAGTTGGTGCAGATGGCGCAACAATACGCGCAACAGCAACAGCAAATACAGCAACAAGCGGCAGGAGTAGCACTTGGCAACCAAGGCCCACCTCAGTCTTGATGGACATCCTCGTCCAAAAGAGATTGACCAACAAATTTCTTTGACTGTTGCATCACTCTTTTCCACAGATGCTGGGAAAGAAGTGTTGCGATATTTGAAGTCAATCACCATTGAACAAGTACACGGCGCGGGTGTATCAGACGCGGAGTTGCGCCATGTTGAGGGTCAACGATATATCGTTGGCATTATTGAAGCGCGTATTAAACATGCACACAAGGTGAAAGCAGATGAGTGAAGAAGCACAAGTTGAATCTGCCACCAGTGCTGAACCAACAGAGGCAGTACAAACTGAGACTGCGGTTGAGCGTCCTGAGTGGCTTCCAGAAAAGTTTGGCACAGCAGAGGATCTCGCCAATGCCTACTCCTCCCTTGAAAGCAAGCTAGGTCAGAAAGAAGAAGACTATCGTACTGCCTTCATGGAGGAGATTGAGAAAGAGGCTTACTCTAATCGTCCTGCTTCTGTAGGCGATTATGAGTTGCCAGAAGGTATTGATGAGGAGCTTGCTGGTGACAATGAGTTGTTGCAGTGGTGGGCAAACCATGCCTTTGAGAACGGCTTCAATCAAGAAGAGTTCTCTGAGGGCATCAATATGTATCTTGGTGCATTGAACGCAGATGTGCCTGACTATGATGCAGAGCTTGCACGACTTGGTGATAATGCTTCTGCTCGTACAGAAGCTGTATCTCTGTTTGCCAACAACTTCTTTCCTCAAGAGCAACTTGGTGCGATTGAGCGTATGTGTGAAACTGCTGATGGCGTAATGGCTCTAGAGACTATTATGGAAGCCATGAAGGAAGGTGGGCCTAGCGCAGATCAAATTGCAGCAGCGCGTATGGATGAAGGCACGTTGAAGCAAATGATGCTTGATGAGAGGTATCATAATCCAAGCAAGCGTGACCCAAATTTTGTGCGTCAGGTAGAAGACGGCTTCAAGAAAATCTATGGTTGATATTTTGAAGCGTGTCGGGCGGCTTTCTCTTATAGAGAGCCGTCCAGATGACCCTGATGAAATTGCTCCATATCTTCGATTCCATGATAAACGCGAGTGTATGATTCTTGGTTTAGATCCTCTTGAGGCTTTGAGAGAGCCGTTGTCTATAGATGGCGCAAGAAATTACACTATACGTTTTGATGAAACCCCAATAGCCATGTGCGGAACAGTCCCTATTGATAATAATACAGGGCGAGTCTGGATGCTTGGTACTGGCGGTGTGAACAGTAACTTTCGGCCCTTTCTTCGTGGGTGCAAAGCAGTAATTACCTTACTTCAAGGTAATTATGAAATGGTCGAAAACTTCGTTCCGATTGACCACACAGACACAATTATGTGGCTAACATGGTGTGGGTTTACGTTTGATAAAGATATATACGAGGTCAACGGCCATCAAATGATGCGATTTGTGCGTTGCATAAATCAGAAAAATAATGTTTACTACCTTCAACAACGGCCTGTAATGCACTGAGCGGCCCGAAAGGATAACCGCATTGAGGATGCCAGACAGATAACCGCACATCGTGAAACTTTAATAAAGGACTGATGAAATGGCTAACACCATTGATGTAGCTTTTATCAAACAGTTCGAATCTGAAGTTCACATGGCTTATCAGCGTATGGGTTCTAAACTGCGGAATACTGTTCGTCTGGCAAGTCAAGTGACAGGTTCTACTGTTCGATTCCAAAAGATCGGTGCGGGTACTGCATCGACTAAATCACGCAACGGCAATGTTACTCCTATGGAGCTTGCACACACTCAAGTGGAAGCGACTATGGAAGACTTTTACGCCGCAGAGTACATTGACAAGCTGGATGAACTGAAGACGAACATCAACGAGCGTCAAGCTGTGGCTCAATCTGCCGCTGCTGCTCTTGGTCGTAAGACTGATGAACTTCTGTATGCTGCAATGGACGCTGGTGCAAACTCTACTCAGATTCATGATACTGGTTCGGCTCTTGCCCTTGCTGATATCCTGTCTCTGTTTGAGACTTTTGGCACTGCAAATATTCCAGAAGACGGACAGCGTTATCTTGCTATGCACCCGAAAGGGTACGCTGATCTGTTCAACATTACAGAGTTCGCATCAAGTGACTTTGTAGGTGAGCAGAATTTGCCGTTTGCTGGTGGCATGACAATGAAAGAGTTCATGGGCTTTAAGGTGTTTTCTACCTCGGCTATCACCGCTGGTAAGAACATGGCCTACCATACCTCTGCTGTAGGTCTGGGCGTGAACGCTGATGTGTCTACTGAAATCAACTATGTCGCAGAAAAAGTATCGCACCTTGCAACCTCGATGATGTCGATGGGTGCAAAAGTTATCGATGATAACGGTGTATACGAAGTTCTGGATAACAACTAAGAGGAGACTGAAAAATGGCTTATTCCGCTTCTGGTCTTACTCGGTTGTCTGGCGGTTCTGGTGTTAATCTCTGGCACTATACCACCACAGACACGATTGCGACTGTGAACACTGCTGGCTACTTTAATGATGCAATTGGCATGATCCGTTCTCTGGACGTTATCATTGCTGTTACATCTACAGGTGGCACACCAGTTGTTACCCTCGTTTACGCAAAAGATGTTTCGGCATCTGCAATTGACGTAACCGATGGGTTGACTGTCACAGCGACTGACTCTGACTAAGGGAGTGGGGGGCTTCGGCCCCCCATCACCATATGGCAGTTAGTAGCACCCACGCGAATACACCTATCGATATTTGCTCTAGAGCTTTGATTCTAATCGGAGCAGATACGATTACATCTTTTGAGGATGGTACAACCGAGGCACTTGTCTCGGTCAATATGTATGAGGACATTGCTCGTACAGCGTTGGTCAATACACGCTGGCGGTTCTCTACTAACCAAGCTGAATTAAATTTGCTGACCGCTGCGCCTACTGGTCGCTATGAATATGCGTATCAGTTGCCAGCGGGTTATCTGATGGTTCATACCGCAACCGTCAATGACAATATCATTGACTATCAGATCTACGGCGACAAGTTGTATGCCGACACATCTGCGGGTGATAGCGTTATTCTGGATTACACATACAGGGCTAATGAGTTGGATTGGCCTTCATATTTTACTATTGCTGTTGAGTATTCTTTGGCAATGGTATTTGCGACTTCTATTGCGCGTGACTCAGGTTTGGCTTCTCTTATGGAGAAACAAGCTAGTAACGCAATGGCAAAGGCAAGAAGCCTTGATTCGCAACAGCAGACTACACGGAAGCTGGCAACATCGAGGTTCATTACGAATAGGCGTAGCTAATGGCACGGATTAGAGTTCCCCTTTCTAACTTTCAGTTCGGTGAAGTCAGTCCGTCTATGCTGTCTCGTACTGATACGAAAATTTATCCTAACGCAGCAAAGAAAGTAAAAAACTTTTTTTTGCGTAATGAGGGTGGGTTACTCAAGCGTTTTGGAACACGCAAAATTTATGAATTTGACACTACTGTTAATACAAGTAAGCGTCAGCAAATTCGCATCATTCCGTTTATTTTCTCAGATGACGAGCGGTATATCATTGCTCTTGAGAATCTAAAAATTAGATGTTTTAAAATTGATCCGTCTACAGGGGCAATATCGCTTGTAGAAACAATCACACAAGACACAGCCTCTGCGGCTCTGCCAATTACAGATAGCATCCTTGATGAGATTACTTATGCTCAATCTGGTGATGTAATGTTCTTGTGTCATCAGACATTTATGATTCGCAAACTAACACGCACTAGTCTTAATGACTTTGAAGTTAGTACATATGCCTTTGCTACAGACACAGATCAAAATAACATTTTTCAGCCATACTATTCATTTCATGGTCTTGATGTAACTCTTGACCCATCAAAGACTAGTGGTACAGGTGCAACCCTTACAACGAGTGTAAACTATTGGGATACAACGGGATCTCAAACTGGCGGCAACTATTTAAGCTCAAAGCATATTGGCTTGACTATTCGTTATCACGGTCAAGAGATTGAGATTAAATCTGTACAGTCTGCAACACAGGCCACTGGTGATATTGTAGACAAACTTGAAGTTCACCTTGATACAGATGCTATTGAAACGACAGACGGCACAGCAGACATCCAAATAACAATGGCGCTGCATGGTCTAAGTACCAGTGATAGCATTACTATTTCTGATGCTGGTGGTGTTGGTGGAATTACTGCAAGCAATATAAATGGCACACGCACAGTTCAAGAAATTGTAAATGAAAATGTGTTTATCGTTACTGCTGGCGCTAATGCTAATGCCAATGCAGTCGGTGGCGGTTCACCAAAGATTGAAACACATGCTCCAACAACGCAATGGGAAGAGCAATCGTATAGTGCCTTGCGGGGCTTTCCAGCGGCTGTGACATTCCATGAGAACCGTTTATGGTTTGGTGGCACACTTTCACAACCAGATGGCATCTGGGCAAGCCGTAGTGGTCTTTATTTTAACTTTGATGTGGGTGATGCAGAGGATGATGATGCGTTAGATTTGACAGCAAGCATTGGTGAGATCAATACAGTACGGCACATTGTATCAAACCGTGATTTGCAAATCTTTACCAACACATCAGAACTCTACATTCCAGCGTTTACTGATAAGCCTATTACGCCAACTAATGCACAGATTAGAAGGCAGACGCCTTACGGCGCTTCTTTTGTGCGTCCGCAGTCTCTGGATGGTGCGACTGTGTATGTGCAGAAGAATGGTTCCGTTGTTCGGGAATACATCTACTCTGATGCAGAGGCAGCGTATGTCTCTACATCGATTAGCCAGATATCTGCACATTTGATTAATGATCCTGTGCAGATGTCCATCCTGCGCGGTGCAATTAACAGGCCAGAATCTTACGCATTTTTCCTAAACCAAGATGGCACTCTCGCGATATTCACCTCCAATCGCGGGGAGCAACGTGCAGGATGGGCGCAATTTACAACCAACGGAAAGTTTCATTCCATCTGTACGGTTGATGAGCGTGTGTTCCTTGTAGGTCAATATGACAAAGGTGATGGCACAAATAAGTTTATTTTAACTGAATTTGATAGCAGTCTTGAGTTAGATTTCTCAGAAGACTTTACTGGCTCTGCGGGTGTGTTTGATGTTTCTTCACACTTTGCAAACGGCGCTGTCGTCGATGTCGTTAATGGCGATGACTACCTTGGGCAGTTTACTGTTGCGTCAGGCAATGTAGACGTCTCAGCAGTGCAAGCAATTACAGCAGCAGAGATTGGCCTCAAGTTTGATGTAGAGGCAGAAACACTGCCAATTGATGCACAGATTCAAGGTGGCCCACTTACAGGCAACCCAAGGCGTGTAAATCGTGTTATACTTGATTTGGTTAGTACATTATCTGTCTCTGTTAATGACAAGCCTCTTGTTATTAGGCAAGTTACAGATGACTTGAGCGCGGGACGTACAGCCGTAACAGAAAAGAAAGAGTTTCGATTGTTAGGATATAGTAAAGATCCAACAGTCAGAATTACCCAGTCTGCACCGTTGTCATTGCAGATTAATGGTTTGATTGCGGAGGTATCGTTCTAATGGCATTTTTCCAAGCAATGCAACTTGTAGGTGTTGGTTTGCAATTTGCGTCTGCAATGGATGCAAGTAGAGCGGCTAGAGATCAAGCTGCGTTTAATGTATATCAACAAAAATTACAATTGGCTCAAAACAAAATTCAAGCGCGTGAAAAGGCTAATATTCGTCTTTCTCAGTATGAGACTGCACAAGCATCGAACAGAGCTTTGTTTAGTTTTTTAAATAGGGATATTGGTTCTGACAGGAGTCTTAAAGCTTTTTTTGATAAGCAAGCTGAAACAGTAGGGCAAGATATAGCAGCAATACAGTCTCAAGCAAAAATGGAGCAAAGTCAGATTCGTTCTCAAATTGCTCAGACTGAGTTTGAGGGTCGAGTAAAGTCGCGTCAATATATGATGCAGGGTCTTACTGGTGTTGCTACTGGCCTTTATAAGTATGGCGTGAGTAAAGCATAATGGCTGTAATACGAGAGCAAAGAAGGTTTCAAATGGGAAACATCGGTGTCGTTAGGGCATCCGATGCAGGAGAACGTGCGGCTGTAAGCGCAATGCAAAATGCCGACAGGCTCATTAATATGGCCTTTGATGGTGCGTCTAAGGAGGCAAAGAGAAAGGGCATACAGCTTGCCAAGTCTCTTGATGAAGCAAACATTCGCACTATTAACCCAACTACTGGCTTGCCTCAAGCATTGGCAGAGATGCCAACCAGCTTCGGTCAGATTGCTAGAGATGCCTATGAAGCAACTATTGAAGACAGGTATCGCATCTCAATTGATAGAGAGATTAAGCAAAAGGCATCTGAGCTTGCACTGCAAGCTGACCAGACAGATGACCCTGTAGGCAACTACGAAAAGACTATGGGTCAGTACCTTGACAGCATGAAGGAAAATGCTCAAGGCACATACTTTAATTACATTAATGAGTTTGGTTCTGCCTATCTAGCAAGTACAAAACTTAATTTACAAGAAGCATCAATCCGCAGACAACGTGCCAATAGTGCCGTAGAGATTACTGAGCATGTTCGGGATAATTATCCTGTCATTGTGAACATGATTACATCTGGTGCAGATGAAGAAGATGTAACAGCGGCATTGAATGTAATGAATGGGTTGATTACGCGAGGGCAAAACTCTCGTGCATTGAACGCGGCAGAAGCAGAGAAGCTGTTTAATATTGTTGGTCGCGCGCGTGTTGAAGGCAGTGTTGCCTCTATGCTGGCAGAGGTTGATTCAATTGAAGATGGCATCAAGATTCGTTCTGCTCTTTCCTCTAATGGCAATACGCTAAAAGCTGTTCCTGCAAAATACAGAGAGTCTGTTCAGAAGATTCTTGATAACTGGAACTTTGCGAATGATGCTGGTTCTATTGATGCTTTGATTGCCAACGACTTGCAAACTCGTCAAAGCATTAGGACAGAAGAAACGCGCACACTGAAAGAGAGTGCGGCTGAAAACTATCCTGAGTTGATTGAGGATCTTCGCAATCAGTCACGCCGACCTTTCTATAGCAATAGTGCTTATAATCTAAACCCTATTGATGTCAGCGCAGCGATGGCTGCCCTTAACAATAACAAAGATAAAAATCAGCGGTTGGCTGGCAAGAAGATAGGTGAGATCAATCAGGGCGATCCTGATAGCGTTTTTCAGATTGGTCGTCAGGAAATTATTCGTGGCTTCATTGGTCGTCTTGCTACAGACAACCCAAAGCGTGAAGAGCTTATTGCTATTGAGCAGTTCTTTATGAGCGGTGGCAGGGATACACAGGGCGTTCCTGAGAAATATCTGCCAACTATGACAGCGATGATTAAGGAAGGCGCATATACAACTGATGATGAGCAGTTTCTTAGTGCGCGTATCTCTCGCCTAGAAGCTGATGAAGCATACCGAGTTACACAAGCTGACAAGGTAAAAAACGAGAATGAAGCCGCAGTAGCTGATGTTCTTGAGTTTAGATGGGGTCAAGAAAAGTCAGATGAGATTTCTGACTTTAGCGTAAGGGCTGGTAATATTGAAACAAGTGAAGAACTTGATGCGCTTCTTGCTGACCGTCAGGAATATGTAAACGGCATTGAGGCAGATCTCGCAGACCCAAACAAAGATTGGCTTTCTGCCCCAGAAGCAACAAGGGCTGTAACAGATCTTGATCGCCAGATAGCAGAAACATGGGCTAACAGCCTAGTTACAGATGGTCGCTCATTTACCCTGCTTGTTGGTGAAGAAGAGGTCAGCACGCCCATCACATCTGACATTGTTCTTGCTGTTGCAAATGCTTTTGAAAAGTCAGATGCAAATGTAAAAGGACTACCGAAAGAAGTTCGTCCACAAGTCCAATCTTTGATTAACAGCTTGGGCAAAGCCGCTCTTAATAACTCAGCGAGTGGTATTCGCACATTGGCAAATCAGCTTGCTGCTGCTGAAAAGGCGCAACAAGCAAACGTCAAACTTGCTAATGCCGCAATGGACATCAATCTTGGTATCGATGGGAATACAGCAGAACACAAGGCTGTCATCGATACAGAAGTGTTTGCCAGCAACCAAGTGCCAGAAACATTCTTTAGGCTTGGCAATTCGCTTCAGACAACTCAGGGCGAGAATGGTGTTATATTTCACCCAGCCACTGCGGCCTTATACAATCTTGGAAATAACAAACAGAGACTTCCAGATACATTTCTGAGTGACCTAGAGTCTGTCGCTAATGGCAAGATTGTTATGAATCCTGCCGCAACTTCTGTTTTGCTAACGCATTATAAAGCACTGCGATATATGAAAGACCCAGCATCGAATGAGACAAATAATGTGTTTGCTTCATTGAAGGGTAACAGACTTAGCCCACAAGCTATGGCATCACTTGATAACATGATTGCAGTTCTTGAGGTGCGTGGCGTTGTCATGGATGGGCAGATTAATGAGGAGGTTATCAACTCTGTAGTCACAAAGGTTGGGCAAACGCTCATTGACCCATCTGTCGTTGAAGCAAACAACGTAGCTTTTATAAACTTCATTAATGAAGGAAAGAAAGCTGGCGAAAGGATTGGCGTTGATAAGTGGCTGTTCGATAGCGTAGGTGGCAGTCGTACAGCATTTAGAGATCTGCTTCCTTACACACAGCATTTGATTGATCTAGGTGACTTGGAGCCAGAGGGCATCAAGAAGCGCATTGCTCAGATCTATAATGATTATTATCCAGAAACAGAAGGATATGTAGTTGATGTATCCATCAATGACGTCCGCCGCTCTCCAAATGCTTTGAAGCGCAGGATTCCTGATGATGAAGAGCGTCAAAGGTTTCTGAATGATATTGAATCACAGTTGCCAGATGGCATGACAATTCTTCAGAGAGGGTTGCCTGACCAGACTGACAGGGGCGATGACACTCTGTTTGGTGATGATTACTTTCCTGTGGGTAGCATGACAGGTAGCGCGATGATGGTTGCGGAGGGCATGTACTCGTGGCTTCGTGGCCCATACGATGCCGATGCGGATCGCTTGTTTAGAGAGACATCTACTGGTGAGCAAAAGGTATATCTAGTACCACAGCGTTACTCAGGTGATGGCAAGGTGCGTTATTATGTTCATACTCTAAATAAAGACATGACTCTTGTACCTGTAATTAAAGACGGCAAGGTTATGGCTTTTTCATATCCCAAAGGAAGGGATGACGATTAATGTATGAAGTAAACCCATACAATCCTCACTTTGGTATTTCTGCTGGCAAAACGCGTGACATTAACTTTACCAAGTCCAGCTTTTCGGATTTGGTTAAGGCACAACTTAATTATCAATATGCTCCGCTTGTAAATTACATTCAGCAACAGGTTAAGTATGCGAATGAGGAAGACCCGACATATGTTGCTATGGATGATATGGAGGGCTATGAGCAATACAGGTCTGCTTTGATTGATGCCAAGAACGCAGACCACATGGCAGATCTCAAGCGCGGGATTGATGAAAGCATTAAGCGCAGGGAGATTATGTATGAGCATGGTTTTCTGGCTAATGTGGCGGCTGGTCTTTTTGACCCGATTAATCTTGTGGCTTTGCCATTCGGTGGTGCTGGTCTTGCTCGGAGTATTGGCTCTTCTGCTCTTCGTGTTGGTGCGGGTGTCGGAACTCTGCAAGCAGGGCTGGAGGTTGCTCGTCTGCCGTTTGATCCTGTAGGCACATGGCAGGAATCAGCCTTTAATATCGGCGCGGCAACGGTCGCTGGTGGCATCTTGGGCGGTGCGCTGGGTATACCAGCCGCAAGGCGCGCAAAGGCTCTAGAGGCTACTACAAAAGAAATTAATGAGTTTACTGAAATTATTGGAGAGTTGACTGCTGACGAGGCCGCAAGCATTGGCAGCAGACAGACAAGGCAGTTCAGTGATGTTGCTGATGAGGCACTGGATGCTCGTGCCAAGTCTATTCCTAATGAAATTAGTTTGATTCAGAAAGAGATTGATAAGCTCCAAAGGTCAGTCAAAGACGGCAAAGATCTTCCTAAGAAGGTTCTCAATGAGATTGCTGGCAGGAAAAAAGGCATTGAGAATCTTGAGGCTGACCTAGTGAATGTTCGCAAAGAGCGTTCTCTGCGGCGCATTGAAGACTCTCGCATGGACGATGCTATTAAAGATCCAATGAAGATTGCTGAGAGTTGGTTTACCAACTCGTGGTTTTATAACAAAATGATTCCAACGCCGATGAAAGAGGCATTGCAGTCATCTATACCTACAAGCACAAAGAAGATGTTTGTTGACCTAGCTGGTGACAAGGGCATTTTGCTTGCAATGAACAAGGTAGGATTGACCACAGGTGATTCTGTTTATGCTAGAGCAAAGATCCGTGAAGGTGAGTGGGTTCAGCTTTATGACCAGTTGATTGATAACTTTGGCAAGTCATCTGGTCGTGGTACTGCCGTGTTTATGGATCACAACTTTAACAATATGGATGGCTCATTTAGCAAATATCTTGAAGAGATTAATCGTAAATATGTCAATGGCATAGACGGTGTTGATGATCTTGAGCGTGAATCTATTAAACTAATGACAAACTTCTGGGAAAAGTGGGAAGAACGTCTGACCAGAACAGGTTTGATTGGCAACCGTAAGTTCATGCAAAACATGATGATGAACAAAGAGTTCAAGCTACGGCAAGCCTATGAAAAGCTAGACGACATCGAAGCAAAAGAAGGCGTATCGTTTGTTGAGCAACGTCAAAAACTGCGTGAGTTGCGTAGGCAAAGAAACAATCTTAAAGAAGAAGAGTCCGCTCGTGGCCTGACAAACAAGCAACTGAAGCTACTTAATGACACTGAAGCAGAGATTGAACGGTTGGCTAAAGTTCCGCCAACTGTAACGCTTAATCAACGTAAGGCTATAGACTCTCTTGAGTTAAGGATTGCTAGGATTGAGGATGAGCTTACAGAGCTTGACCTCAACTTGCAGTCTATGCGGGATGACCCCACCATGCCGCCCAATGAAGAGAATATGTTCTCTCGTTATTGGAACAAGCAAGCTATTGCTGACAATCGTGAGTCATTCGGCAAGATATTGTTTGATTGGTTCAAGGCCAACCCGTTTGTCTGGGAGGCGAATCCGCAAGCACGATCTATCAAGCGCAACCTATTTGAATTATCTGATGCAGAAATCCTGCGTAAATATGGTGATGAGTTCAATGTCAGAAAGGTTGTGTCTGGCGACAAGGCTCGTGAAGCTATTAAAAATGCACACCCTAAAGGCGCATTGGGTATGCACCAGTACATCGATCTTGAGAAAGGCATCATCTACATCGACAGACAGGGTGTGTATGCCAAGTATCGTAAATTCAAACAGTCAGTAAAAGACAAGCAACAAACTATTGCCGATATGAGAAAGGCGGCTGGTGACAAGCCAGATCTCTATAATAAAGCCTATTTCCATCATAACATGTTTATGCTGAACAACTCTGATAGCTTCAGATCTTTTGCTGATTATCAGGACTTTGTTCTGCTACACGAACTTACACACGGCAAATTCAAGAAGCGTTACAAAGAAGACGACATTGAATACGAGATGCGTGTTAATGATGAGGCTCTCTCTCGGATGAAAGAGATCCACAAGGAGATGCGTACACCACCAGCACAATGGGTTCGCAACGACTTGGATGATAGTGATGAGGCCATTCAAGCAAGGGTCGATGCCGCTATCAAAAACATTCTAGATGAGGATGACCCCACATCTGAGGTTGCTTCTTTCTTTGGGCATGGCAAGTCAAAGCACTTCCGCCACAGGACGCTAGATATTCCTAACAGCCTTGTCTATGACTACATCGTCAACGACCCGATTGCTGTAATGAAGGCTTATACAGCCAGAGTTGCGCCTCGTTATGAGTTTGCCAATAAACACAATGGCAGATCTCTAGATGACATTCTTGATGACCTTGAAGATGATATGCTTGCTCAAGGCAAATCAATGGATGAGGTCAACGAACAGCGCAAGAACTACATTATCTTGTATGATCGCGTTGTTGGCTCGACTTTGAGAGAGCCGCATAGCTGGGACGCTCGTTTTGCACAGGTTATGAGAGATGCCGCACAGCTTAACTATCTTGGTTCTGCTGGATTTGCAACCTTGCCTGACATGGCAAAGATTTTGATGGAGCATGATGGCAGAACTATTGTTATGCTTCTCAAGAATATTGCAGACCAGCGTGTGCGTATGGGGGCAGAAGAAGGCAGGATCGCTGGTCAAATGTTGGAGATTCTGACAGGCAGTAGTCACATGCGCCTGACAGAAGAACTGTCAAACAGCCCATTCTCAAGCAACACCTTTGACCGTGTTTATACTCAAAATGTGGATTGGTTTAAAAATCAATACTACAAGGCAAACTTGCTTGCTCCATTTACACGTATTTTCAAACAACTAGACTCAATGGCTCGTTGCCACACTCTCGTTGACTACGCTGTTAAGGTTACAAATAAAACCGCATCCCCGCAGGAGATTGCATATCTTGCTCGTTATGGGTTTGATGCAAAGAAAGCAGCCAAGATTAAAAAACTTGCTGATGATGGTGTTATTGAGCAAATCGATGGCGGTTTGTATATGCCTAATACTAGGAACTGGCCTCGTGAGTTGGAAGAACTTCGGGATGATTTTAGATCTGCTCTGAACTCTGGTATTGAAAACACCATCTTGATGGGTACGCCAGCAGATAAGCCTGTTCTTGTAGATGGCGTGTTTCATATTCCTATGAGCATTGCTGGCAAGTTGGGGCTTCCAGAAGATAGCGTTGTTCGTGGCTATCATAGGATTGAGAGTCCTTTGCTTGGTATGCCGTTCCAGTTTATGTCTTACAGCTTTGCGGCTTTAAACAAGATTACAGCGGCATACGCGACCAATCAGGTAAAGAACAGATATACGGCTCTTGTTGCGGCTATGGGGCTTGGGGCTATGTCTGTCTATATCAAGACACCAGAGTTTGCTCGTGAGAAATTTACAACGGCAGATTGGGTGGCAAGGTCGTTTGATGCGTCTGGTCTTGCCGCTCTATACTCTGATGCTTTCTACACATCGATGAATACATCTCTTGCTCTTGGTGGCCCTGACATTGGCATGGGTATTGTAAATCCAAAATTTCCTCAGAAGAAAGATTATGGTGAAGCGGTAACGAGTGTTCTTGGTGCTGGCGCTAGTATTACCCATGATTTTATGCGCTATGGTGTCGGTAATTTTGTGCAAGGCGAGTATGGAGAAGGCACAAAACACATGATACGAAATCTCCCAGCAATGCGTCTTTGGTTCTTGAAAGAGTTTATGAACGAGACTACACGCGACATTGCTAATATGGGCCGATATTAATTGTGCGTTGAGGAAAACTCTAATTTAAGTTAGGATGCGACCATGACTATCAACTTGGCAGATAACAATCCGAGAAACGAATACACGGTTGCTGATGGCAATTCGCAGACTGTATTTACTATGGACTTTGAAATTTTTGATAACGCAGACCTCAATGTCTACGTTGACAATCAAATTCAAACTCTAACTACACATTACAAAATCTCGGACTCAAATACAGATGCTGACGCTGGTCATACCAGCGGCACAGATGGTCATGTGCATTTTACTAGTGCCATTACTGCTAGTGGTGCTGATAAAAAGATTGTGTTGACTAGGGATATTGATCTCCAACGTACTACTGATTTTCCCGCATCTGGCGCATTTCAGATTAACTCTTTAAATACAGAGCTTGATAAGATCATTGCGATTGCCGCAGATATTGATGATAGCATTGATCGTTCATTGCGTTTGAATGACTCTGATGTTGATGTGGCGATGACTCTGCCGCTACAAGCAGCACGAAAGGGTACTGTTCTTGGCTTCAATGCTACTACTGGCGTCCCAGAAGCAGGGCCAACAATTGCAGATGTATCTAGTCTTGCCGCAATAACCGCTGATATTGCGGCTCTTGCAGACATTGAAGATGGAACAGTGGCAACAGATGCAATCTCTGGCGTTGCTGGTATCAAAGCAAATGTAACGACAGTTGCAGGAATTGGCTCGTCAAACATTGCAGCAGTTGCTGGCAAGGCTACAGAGATTGGTCGTCTTGGCACGGCTGATGCTGTGTCAGATATGAATACACTTGGCACTGCTGACATTGTATCTGACATGAACACTCTTGCAGATATTGCAGCAGACATCACGACACTGGCTCACGTTGAAGATGGCACAGATGCGACTGATGCCATTCAAACTGTAGCTACAAACATCAGCGCAGTGCAAGGAGCATCACAAGCCGCGACAGATGCGGCGGCAGCTAGAGACAGTGCCAAGGCAATCTCTGCGGCTATGGGTGCGGCTCTTGATAATTTTGATGATCGTTACCTTGGAACAATGGCTGACTCTGGGAGTGCGCCATCAAATGTAACGCCGACCATCACAACTACGAATGGCTCCGCTGACATCACTGTCTCTTCTGCTTCGGGAATATCTATTGGCATGAAAGTAACATCTGCCAATATTCCTGCTGGCACTAATGTGATTGGTATTAGTGGCACAACGATTAGCTTAGATAACTCAGCTACTGCGGCTGCATCTGGTACGTCATCTACATTCTCAGCGCATGGTGTCTTTGGCACATTTAACAGCAGCACTGATGGCCCATCTACAGACAATGATGGAGATGCTCTTGTAACTGGCGCACTGTATTTCAACACAACGGATAATGAAATGCGAGTCTATGA